AAAGGAAGTGCTGAAACTGCATATCGTACTGGGCAAGTGAACATCACTGCTGCGAATATCGGTTTAGGCAATGTGAATAACACCGCTGATAGTGCAAAGAGCGTTGCTTATGCAACAAATGCTGGTGGTGTCGCATGGACTAATGTTACTGGTAAACCATCGACATACCCTGCATCAAGTCACACGCACGATGATAGATACTACACAGAAGCAGAGGTTGCTAATCTACTTGAGCAAAGGGTTCATATAGGTTCGATGGCTAATAACAGATTGTCATTGCAGTGGATAGATACAACCAGTGAACTGAGAGCGTTCATTGATGGAGTGGACGTTGGCTCTATTACAATAGCCAAAGGATAAGACAAAACACGAAAGGAAAGCACAAAAGATGATGGACTTCATAATTAAATACTGGTTAGAAACTGTTTTTGGACTAGCGTTAGCTGGTCTTTCTTTTTGTTTCAATGATTTGAGAAAGAAGTACAACGAGCAAAAAGCATTGAAAGCAGGTTTGGTTGCCATTCTGCATGATAGGTTATTTCAATCATGCATGTATTTCATAGAGAAAGGGGAAATCCCACTTTCTGCATTGAAGAACATTGAGCACATGTATAAGGCTTATCACAATCTGGGTGGCAATGGCACTGGTACAGAGCTCTATGAAAGAACACAAGAACTAAAAATCATTAATTAGGAGGAATGAGAGATGAAAATTGATTGGAAGAAGAAATTAACGAGTCGTAAGTTTTGGGCAGCAGTCGTAGGTTTTGTAACACCGTTATTGCTCGCATTTGGCATTAGCGAGGGAGATGTCACTCAGATTACTGCAATCATTATGGCAGGGGCAACGTTGATTGCCTATATCATTGGAGAAGGATTAACAGACGCATCACATACAAAGGAGTAGTTATGAGAATCAAAGGAATTGACGTTTCTAAATGGCAGGGAAAAATCGACTGGCAGAAAGTAGCCAATGATGGAATTGAATTTGTCTTTGTTCGTATTGGGAACAGAGGTCTTACTTCTGGGAAAATCTCAGAAGACCCATACTGGAAACAGAACATCGAGGGTGCTTTAGCAGTAGGACTTGACGTTGGAGTGTATATTTATTGCACTTCCATCAATGAAGCAGAAGCTACTGAGGAAGCTATTTTTGTTTTGGAACGAATTGCACCATACAAAATCACGATGCCAGTTGTATTTGATTACGAGGGCATTAGCAATCCCAACAACCGTAATTATGGCATGAGCCAGTCGCAAATTACTTCTTGTTATCGTGTATTTGCCAATTTGGTTGAAGCGAGTGGGTATTCTTCCCTCATGTATGGAAGTAAGGCTTATTTGCCAAAGAAGTTTGATTTGGCAAATACCGATGATTTGTTATGGGTGGCAAGATACGCAGGAAAGAATAGCGTTTTGGATGACGAGAAGTATTTCCCACACATCACTGGTTACGATGACCGCATTGCTATTTGGCAGTATGCGAATAATGGTACAGTCGCAGGCATCAACGCAAAGGTTGATTTGAACTACATGTATATTGATGTTCGCAAAGATGTGGAAAAAACAGAAGAAAAGGAGCAGGAAGAAATGACTATCTCACAAGAAGTAAAAGCATATTCCAAAGCAAAGGACGGAACAAAAAAACTGTCTGCGAATTTCAAAGTGAAAGAGTTCGCATGCAAGGATGGTAGTGATCCAGTTTTCATTGCTCCATCGTTAGTAGAGGTTTTGCAGAAAATCCGCACACACTTCGGTAAGGCAGTAAATATCAACAGTGCATACAGAACACCAACGTATAATAAGAAAATCGGTGGTGCAACGTATTCCCAGCATTGCTATGGAACTGCGGCTGACATTCGCATCAGTGGAGTAAAGCCAAAGGACGTTGCTGCATACGTTGAAACGCTCATGCCGAACTGTGGTGGTATTGGAATTTATTCTAATTTCATACATGTTGATGTAAGAGCAACGAAGTCACGCTGGAACGGTTAGATTAGAAAAGGGGTAGCTTTATAGCTGCCCCTTATTTTTGTTTCTAACAAAATGAATGTGAATTTTTTGTTGGTTTTGTATATGTGCCATCATCTTTCTGAGTGCTATAATCAAGACATTATAAACAATAGATGGGAGAGTAGCGATGGGATTATTTTCAAAGAAAAGCAAGGTTTTTCAAATGGCATTGAAAAATAATGATACAAATAGAGTTGATTTGTTGACACTAAGAGACGACCATTTGGAAATTGGGATTCTTGCGCAAAGAGGGTTCAAAACAGAATCTACCAGAACGTTGCCATACAACAGAATAAATGATGTTGTTCTTACAATGGACATTAAAACTATTGAGAAATCAAAATCTCCAATAGGACGAGCAGTTGCAGGCGGTCTATTGTTCGGTGGAGTTGGTGCAGTAGTAGGGGCAGTAAGTGGAACTGCAAAGAAAGAAATCAAGAAAAATGAGTTTTTCTTTTTAATCAGTTACATTTCAAAAGACGGAGAAGAAAAGATATTAAATTATTCTACTGCTGGAGAGACGTACAATTATTCTAGTTGTGAAAAGTTTTCGAGTGAATTGAAGAACAGATGTAATATATTAGAATCTGGAGAATTATAAATAACTCTGACAAAAAAGCACATTCCAAATGTGCTTTTTTCTTATGCCTAATATTTAGCATCCATCACACAAGCAAATTTCCTGCCATCAATGAGTCTCACAATTCCCAAGCTATTAGTGATTCTAACAATATCTTCATCTGTCAAATCGGTCATGTTTCCCTCTTCATCTGCAAGTCCTGCAATAATAATGTTGCCAAAAAGCATAGGTTGCTTCTCAGTATCAAACACCGTAGGTATCGGTTGTTCTTTAAGTAATCCTTCATCGTCACAAATAATGTCGTAATACTTGCCATTGATTTCACGTGCCACAATGTCAATGATGTCAACTTCCATTAATCTGTAGTAATCTTCAAGCTCGCTTGCCTGCACTTCTGTTACATCCATTCCTTTGATTAATAATCCTCGCATATTAAATTTCCTCCATCCCAATTATTTCTACATCTGCTGGGGAGCAATCTAGCTCCACAGAGTAATCCTCACGTGCCAGTGCTTCTGCATCTTCAATGGTGTCAGCTTTGTAAATCGCATCCATCTCCACACCTAAATCTCTAATGGTTATCAAAAAGTTTCTCATAGAATCAATCCTCGCTTTCTATAGGCTATTTTAAATTGCTTTCCTTACTCTTTTATTCTAGCACATCCACTGATAAATGCAAGTAAAACTTGCATAAATATCAATTTAAAATATCACAATCAAAAAGGACACTCAACAATCTGAGTGTCCAAAATATTATTTGCTTCTGTCAATTGCTTGCCCACATCTATCGCAATACAATTGATGGTACGCTAACGCATTTCCGCAGGTGCAATAGTAGTCATCGACTTCTCCGAGGAAAGAATCATGTACTTTCCTGCACTGAGGTTTCATAGGTATCTGCTTTTCAAGTGCTTGGATTGCCATATCAACCGATTCTTGAAGCATGTAATATCCACTGGTAGGTTTGTTCTTCTTTAAACATTCTATTGCTTCTTGTTCATTTCTAATCAATTTCTCTGTCATGCTCATACTCATTCTCCTTATAAATCACTCCAACTGGTTTCAGTTTTGTATTCTTCATCACGCACCATGATTTGTGCGCCAGTGAAATCTTCGGCATCTAAAACAATCTCACAGTTCTTGTATGCCTGCCTAGCCATTTCCTCTGCGACTTCCATGCGTTTATCCCACTTCATATCATCTGGTAAATCATATTCAACTTCCCTACAAAGAGTTTCCTCAATGAATACTTTTACTTTTGCCATAGTCCATTTCTCCTTAATTACATTTTGGTTGTAATATTTCACTGACAGTAACACCAGATTCGTCTTCAATGATGCGCAATGCTTCGCATATTGCCATATCCCATCCACGGTCATAATCGTCTGCTCCGTCACAGCCACCAGCATCAAAGATTCTTTTTACAATTCTTTTCAAAGTCTCACGCAATAACGCATTCTCTTGTTCTATGAATTCCATAAATCAATCCCCCTTATTTTATAATTCCCAGTGAAATCATCATTCCTTTGTTGACCTTCATCATTTCATCTTCATTCAAGCATCTCTTAAGTTCTACCAGTCTACTTTTATCCACTGTATGTATTTGTTCACATAGAGCAGTACTGTTGCCAACCTTCACGTGTGTTGGTAAAGGCTTTTTCTCAGCAGT